AAGAAGGGTAGCAGAAGGGAAAGAAGCGGTAAGCACGTTGTCGGTTGAACGGCCCATACCTAGCATGTTGCGAAGGATAGAAGGCCACGCTCGTTGGAAGTTATTGACACCACTGGCACCTGTGCCGAAAAGATTGCTCCAACCATTGTATGAATAGGGGTCGCTAGGCGGTGAAGCGTACGAGTGACCCATGATGATGAAACGCCCCGGTGTCACGACAGAGTTGTTGACTTGAGGGTTCCACGATGGAGTGGTGCCATTGCTTGACAACACCGTGTTAGCGGCACCAGTAGCAAGCCTTCCTACGGTTGAAGCTCCGGTACCAACAATTAGATCACCGTTTGTCGTGACGGTTGATTTGGGTATAAGGGTACCTTCAGCGGTGGTGGCACGAGTGGTTTCCGTGGATACAGCGCTGGTGGTGTAAGCGGTAGTGGCAACTTGGGTGGTGTTGGTTCCGGCGGTGGCGGTAGGTGCAGTAGGAGTTCCGGTTAAAGCAGGGGAGGCAAGTGGCGCTTTAAGGGAAAGGTCGGTAGTTAAGTTAGTGACTTGCGATTCGGTAATGGTCAGTAGGGACTGGTTGATGCCAATGGTTGCTGAGGTCGAAGTACCAGAGTTGGTAATGGGTGAAGTAACGGCAATAACGCCGGACGAACCTGTTGCTCCGGTTGCGCCTGTTGCGCCGGTGGGACCAATAGGACCAGTAGCACCAAGCGAAGTTAGGGTGTCATCATAAGCCCAGTAAGATTGGTTGTTGTACACGCAGCGAACGTAATAGGCTACAAAGTTGCCAACGGAAATCTCCCATTGACCAGGGCCACCAAACTGAGGTCCAGAAATAGCAGTACCGTCGGCGGTGCCACTAGGGGGAGATGAACCAGCGGAGGGCGGAGTGGTGAAACGAGTAGCGTCCCAAGCGTCAACTGATACGTTGTTAATAAACCCCGAAGGCCCAGCAACTTGTCCTGCTAGTAATGGCATTAGATAGTTTCTCCGCTAGTTACGGCAGACTGTACGGCATCAAGGCGTTCACCTATCCTGGCGCTACCCACGCGCTGACCTGTTTCCACTTCCCAGCGAGAGTTGGCACGAGCTTCCATCGAAGCGGCACCTTTCACCGTCTTGGGTTGCAGACCGTCTTGGCGCAAACGCTTGTACGCGGCAGCGTCCTTGTCGTGGATAACGGCGGTCTTGGAAGCATCGTGGATAATGCTCCGAGTAGGCATACCCATGTTAGAGAAGCCAACTGAAGCAACTTTGCACCCAAAGCAATTCTCTGGGCATAGCCCTTGGTTGTGAGGGACTACTGACATTATGAAATCAAAGCTCCGTATCCTGCTGCGGTAAGAGCCGCGGCTTCTGCATCTGTAACGTATCCTGCTGACATGTACACCTTGGTGATCCATACATCGTGTGAAATGTCTTGATTGACTACGACTGGTGGAGTCTGTGAAAAGTCAACGTATTCGACCGACGCATAGGGCGCAGAAGGTTCGTAGGGGTTGTAGGGGTAAGGAATGTTTGTATTGGAGTTTTCAGCCGTGGCCGTATCCTGAACAAACGTACCGTCACTCAACGCAAAGACGTAGACAGCTCTCGCTCTGTTCTTGCTATAACGAAATAAGCGTTTTGCTGGCCCGGTAGAATCAGGCAGAATAGGTGGGTTGTCGCGTACGACGGGTGGCGTGAATGTAGCCACTACGACCTACTTCTTGCGACCGTTGGCCCCGATGTTGATCGCTACAACAGCGTCACCCATACGAGCGCCACCAGTTGTCTGCGTTTCTGGACCAACCGTGGTGGGTATGCCAACCGGCTTGTTCACACGGTCGTGGCCATCGTTGAGGCTCTGCTCAAGAAGGGTTGTTGGGCGAAAATCCATTGTGAAGGCAACAGCGCCCTTGGGCAGTCTGTCAACTTGGTCGTCACGCATAGCCATTAGTTTTCTCCGTATGTTCGGAAGTTGTCAACGTATGGTGCGTCAGTAAGCGGACCGTGTTCAAGCTTGATAACGTCCTGCATTGCGCCCATGGGGGTTCCCTTGGAAAAGTTAGTGTTAGCCTCGATACCACGAAGGTTTGGGGTAGGACCAGGGTTACGGAAACCAGAAGCCGGTGGGATAAAACCCACGTCGGTTCCAACGGTTTCGCCGCGCAGGTACTTTGTTTCTATGGTTGGGAAATTACGTGAGTCCATTACGTCCATCTCTTATCGTTCATGTCGCAACATCCGCAGTAGCAGGGGTCGCTGGTTTCGCCTTTAATGGCTTTAGCATCGTTCATTTTTGCCCACGTTGCGCGGTTGGTTACTGGGCCACCGACAGGATCGGCTGCGTCAAGACCGCGGACTAATCCAAGGCCAGTAGGAATAGTCATTAGTTGTTGTCCTTGTTAGCGTTAGTGAATTGAACCGAGAGAGGAACAATTACACCGTTGGCATCTGTAAGTCGGTGGCAGTCAAGACATTGAATGTCATGTGCACCAGCTTGTACGTTCCTACTTTTGCAAGAAGCGCATGCGAAGGGCCAAGGCATAATTGTTCCTCTCTAGTTACTTACCTGCTAAGCCAGTGGTGAGCCGGACTCGCCATCGTCAATTGCAGGGTTGAACGACGTGTTCAGGTCGCCACCGAGCAACGAGGCTGACTCAATGCGGATGATTGCAGCCTGACGGAACACCTTGTACGCACCCAGCCAGTACCAACCCAGCGGCACAAAACGGCGCAAACGGTCGGTGATGGGTCCGGGGACAATGTGGGGGTAAGCCGAGTTACCGTCAACGATGGAGTGCGCCTTAGCAAGAGCCTGACGACCCAAGACAAGCGTTCCGTACACGTTCACACCAGCAGCAGCAACCGTAACGGTGTTGTCACCAGCAAGGGTAACTGAACCTGAACCCGAAACCGTAAAGGTGTTCGAGACGACGGTAGCAATGACAACGGTACCAGTGACGGTTACGCCACCAGACTTGGTTGTGAGTGCGGCACCGACTACTGGAGATGATCCGGTGAAGGTACCAGAAGTGGCCGTAACCATGGTGTAGGCACCAGCCGAAGCCGATGCACCAGCACCCTGGAACACAGGGGCACGAGGCGTCTCAATCCAACGGACACCTTCGAAAGCACCCAGTTCACCCGTCCAGATTTCTCCCGGCTGAGCGTACACGTGCGGTGCGCGCCAACCCTGAATGTTTGAACCCGAAATGGTTTCGCCCTGAAGGTCTGCCACGAGGTCGGGGTGGATGTAACCGATGTACATACCGCCAAAGGTCGGAACGTTCTGCGAACGCAAACGAGCACGAGCAACGCGAATGTCCAAAGCGGAAATCGTGTTAGTCGTAGCAACACCGCCACGAGTCGTAACGCTGGACTGAAGGCTGGTTGCACCCAAGCCTGAAGCGTACTGAACGTTGGTACCGGAGTCAAGCGCCGCACGAGCGATCGTGTCAAGCGAAACACCAGCGTTGTATCCAACGACGTTAGCCACAACTGGGTCAATGTCAATGAATGACGTGCCACGTAGCTTGGCGGTCGTGATTACGGCGTTACCGTATTCTGCGAGCGTCAGGTTAACGGTGCTGTCCGACAAAGCGGTAGCCGAAACGTCCGCAGTCTGGTCAGAAAGCGCAGAGGACGCAATCGGAAGGTCGTTGACAATGGTGAACTGAACGCTGGCACCCGGCATTGACTGAGCCGTGGGCATAACATCAGCCGCAGCATCGAAGTACAATTCGGGACGCAGAGCAAAGTACGCCATACGGTCGTACGCCTGTTGGGAAAAATCTAGGCTCCCTGAACCTGTAAATGTTGCATCAGCCATGGTTGGCTATCTCCTTCCAGAGATTAGTAGTTGGAAGGCTTAGAACGATGCCCTTGAAGTCCAGATACCTAACTCGGGATTTGAGTTGGCAGTCTGCCTTACGAGTTCTAGAACTTCATCTGCGCTTGACGCACTCTTGACTTTGCTTAGGAACTCTTGGCCCGGATCAGGTAATGCACCTGAAGTACCAATCGTTGCACCCTGCGCTCTGCGTAGTGCTTCTAGTTCAGAATCGCCTGATGATGTGGTAGGAGCTGGGGATTGAAGAATACCGTACTGTTCTGCTGCACTTCTAATGGCTTCGGCGTTTGCCTCACCATCGTAAGCCTTGCGGAACAACTCACCTATACCGGAATCTGGAATACCTGCCTTAGTGAACTGGACTTCGCGCTTCTCAGCGTTAAGTTCGGCTCGCAGGGAATCTAATTCCTTACGGGTTTTTTCGGCTTCTCGCAACTGCTTCCTGATGTTTGGATCAAGAGCTTGCTGCGGTTCATCCTCGTACTGCTCATCAAAATCGTTCATGGAACTCGCCCTTCTTGGGATACGCACTATGCCTAGGGGAAAGCAAAGCGGATAGGTTTTTGCACTTGCTACGCATTACGAGTGTGCATTTCGCAACGGGCAGGAGTACGGCTCACCCGTAGCGCAACGGGGCAGAACACCTAGTAGTAATTGTACATTACAAATAGTCAAATGTTATGACGTTAAACTCTGGCAGCACCTAAACCAACAACACCCTTAGCGGATTCAGCGTATCCACCACCTTTTTCGAAGGGGGCGGCGGCTGATTGCTCTGCTCGTTGTACTGCGGTCTGCGCGGCTACTTGTGTGGTGCCACCGAATCCTGCAATTTGAGAGCCAATAAGAGTGTTGGTGTCAATGGTTTGAGTACCGCCACCGGGAGTGAACTTAGTCAAATTAGCGTCACGGCTGGCATTTAGCAGAGAACCCTTAATACCAGAAACTCCTACGCCTAGAGGGTTATTGCCAGAAGTGGCTGATAATTGAGCCATTCCTGCCAACTGTTCAGCTCCGGTTTGGTTCAGTCCAGTCAAACCGACGCTAGTGGCGTAATTCTGAATCTGGGCGCTGGCAATCTGACGTTGCTTATCGGGCAAAGAACCAGTAGCCATGTAGTGAACTAGATCGTTTGTGTTGACCCCATATTCCTTTTGAAGAATAGCTTTGGTATTGGTGTCAGCGTTCTTGACAGAGTTGTAGATGTCGTTAACACGCTGTTGGTATTCGCTAGGCGATACGTTACCTTGAACCAACTTGCCAATGTCGGCTTGGGTTATTTGAATACCAGCTTGTTGAGCCATTCCGAGGTACTGCTCGCTGTGCTGTTGGTACTGACTTTCGGTGAGGTGGACTGCGGTGGGGCTGGCGTTAAGTTCGGTAAGTCCAGGAAACGCTTGTTTGTACTCGGGGGTTTGGCGAATCTGATTTAGAATCTCGTTAGGGTTGGTCATTGCGCCAGCAGGGTTGGTCGCTAGTTGCTTGACCAAGTTAACCATTCTTGATGAGTTAAGCCCCCATTGCGCCAAGGTACTGTCCACGTTGGCTTCAGCGTTGTACATCGCACTTTGGGTGGCGCCTCTCATGGCGGCTCGGTCGCCAGTAGCCAGTAACCCTTGGATATTAGTTAGTTCTGCTTTTTGAACAACGTCACGAGCAGCGTTGGGAATGTTTATTGACCCAAGGTTGTTTTTGCCGTCAACGAGCTGGGGAGTAATAGCGGAAACACGCTCAGCAAAAGTTTTGCCCAATGACGTATCGTCAAGCCCGGTAACTCGCATGGTTGCGTTACTTATAGTTTGTGGGAGCGCGTTAAGAACTGCTCTCATTGACTGAGCAACCGAAAGGTTCCCACCCGTAGGCCCGACCGTAGGAATATTTACTTGTTTGCTACCATACTTTGTTGCGTCTGACGCTGAAACACCATTGGCTTTGAGTTGTGCGGCGCTGGGAAGCGTTAGTTTGCCGACACCTTGAGCGCTAGCACCTGATAAAAAATTAGATAACGCATCTGCAATTATTTTATCTGCGGCTGCTTTTTTTTCTGCGTCTGTCGTCATTATTGCGGACTCCCTTGGGTAAAGTGCTGGTTAATCAAATCAAGAATCTGTTGTGTGCTTCGTTGTCCGTCTGGCGTGTTGTGCCAACCAAACGTAGGTTCGGTCTTGAGGTACGTTTCCCATTCGTGCAAAGGCATGGGCGTAGGTCGGTTAGTTGCTGTGTCAATACCACCGTGAAGTGCTCTAGCGTGTAAAGAATTAGCCACAAAATCTGGTTCGAAATCCTCGCCCAGCACTCGCTTGCCAACTTGACGATACGGATCAAGCAAGAACGAAGTGGGTATGCCGGACTGAATCTGCTTAGCAAAGGTTGGGTACAGCCCAGAAGCAGTTGTCTTAAGGTGTTCTTCAAACGCCTGCGCCTTGGCTGGCTCGACTGAGCCTTCCCCGGCAATTTGCTGAATGGTGCCTTCGCTCATGGGGACGTGGTAATTGTGCGCCATGGTCTGCAAGTCGGTCGCAGTAATGGCTTTGGCTTCGGGTGCTGGTGCGGTTTCTGGCATAGTTCCTACTTGATTTTAGTTGGGAGGTTACGAAGGACATTAGTGATGAAATACTCTTGACGAGCAAAAACCAATTCACCGTCAGATTTGATTTCCGAAAGGTTGGTCATTTTGTCGTACCAAGATGTTTGGATTTGAGCTTGTTCTTTGGCCGACGAAGCGTTTTCGTATTCGGTAACAACGTTTTGGTATGCCTTGATAAGTGTCTCAAAAATGTTGCGCTGGTCTTTGCCACCAAACAATGAGTCGGATACGGTGGGGTCGGCAACCATAGTTTCCATTTGCCCGAAAGCTTTAATTTCATTGTTGTATTTTATGCTGTTGCCAGAATGAGCTTCGCCCCAAATTGGATTAAAGTGGTTTCCATAATTGGTTGCAGCGTTCTTAAGTTCCGTGTAGTTGCGGTAGCCTTGTTCGCCTTGGGGGAATTGCTGAGTAGTGATACCCTGCTCGTCGGTGACGGGAACTGTATATTGGGGTTTTAGCCAGTTGTAGTAGAAGTCTTGGCCGCTAGCAACTTGCAATGCGTTGTAATAGTCTTTTGGCGCTTGACGTTGACGCAAACCTGCTGATTGCTCGAGCGAGTAAGCGTTGGGATCGTAC